GGCTACAGCATCTGCTATAACTAAAGGTAAGGTACTCCCTAGTGAAATACGGCTATACCAATCGGCAGCTTTAGCAAAAGCGACAAAACGAGATGCAAATGGCATGTTGATGTATGAGTTTATGCCAATTAGTGAAGTCATAAAACATGAAAGAAAATTAAAGGATGCACACAATGGATTTTGGGGAAACTTCTGGCACTACGTTTCTCTTGGTCCTGTAAGGAAACCACTTAGTAGAGCATTAGCTGCAAACGCTGGAGAAATAGGGTTTTTAAAAAATCAAGCAGTATTAAAAGATGGAAACGTTAACTTTATTTATCAAAAACTTCAGGGGGAAATAACTGCTTTAAACAAATTAGTTGATAAAGGTGCTGATCATTTTGAAATACAGCGAGTACGAAATCTAGTAAATAATAGAGTAGAAGAATTAATTACAGCATCTTCTAAGACAATAGCTGGCAACAGGTTTATTTACCCTAGTTCGCATATAAAAAATATATATGGTGATGAAGTTCCAGCGAGTTTATCCCAAGCTTTAGTGTATGAGTGGGCAACTGGAGGGTTACTTGGTGGTGAAGTAGATAACCCTAGCAGTTTAGATTTTGCTGAATTATATGCTGCAGGAGGATATTTATTTTCATCAGTTGGGGCTACAGGAAAAATTCTTAAATGGATAGATAAACCTTTAGGAGTTATACCAACACATGCTGATTCTGTATTTGCTTTTAATATGTTT